GAACTGGTAAGGGAAGGAGTTCCCAAACTAGCCGTCGAAACATGGCAACGCCGCGCTAAGCGACCTAAGGAAATTCCAAAGGGAGCTAGTGAAGAATACCTAGCATATCAGTTTGGGCTTGCGCCGCTAGGCCAAGAAATTGGCAACTTTGCTGCGCAAGTAATCCAGGCTGATCGGCTACTCGCTCAGTATGAGCGGGACGCCGGCCGGGTAGTTCGACGTCGCTACGAGTTCCCAACCAAACAGAGTGAAGAGCTGCTGGAGATAGATGCAGGATATCCTGCGTATATGGGGGGTCCGGAAACGGGCTCCACCAATCCGTCTCTCAGCTACTCTGATCTCTGCAAGGTTAAGATCCTGAGATCAGTGACACAACGTCGCTGGTTTTCAGGTGCGTTCACCTATTTCCTCCCGCCCTGGTATGATGCCAGGAACGAGATGAGTAGGAAAGCGCTCCTCGTCAAGGAAATCCTTGGTTTGGATCTCGATGCTGAGGTCCTTTGGAATCTTACACCTTGGAGCTGGGCCATTGACTGGTTCACTAATGCAGGGGATGTTATATCCAATGCAAATAGTGTAATCGAAGATGGTCTGATCATGCGGTATGGGTACATGATGGAACACACCATCGTGAGAGATACCTATATCCGCTCCTACCCGCGCCAAAACAGGTACGGTGTAGGAGTGTCTTCTGCTGTCACGTTAGTGACGGAGACTAAACTCCGCAGAAGAGCTAACCCCTTTGGGTTCGGACTGACTTGGGAAGGTCTTGATGACTTCCAGTTGTCCATCCTTGCCGCGCTCGGCATTAGCCGAAATAAGCGTTGGCAAGGCTAGTATCTATCGTCAAACGCCAATGGGAGCCCACTTAGCTCCTAGGAGAGATGCCCATGTCACTAGCCGATCCGAATTCCATCACGATCACGGGTCTCGGAACGATCGCTCTGCCACGCACCAGCGTGGAGGACGACACGTCCGAGTACACCGCGGCGGATGGGCTCACGAAGCTGACCGTCTCCCATGACTATGGGAAGCGGACCCGCTCCATGATTCGGCTCGACCTCTCGAAGCTGACGTCGGATCCGTTCAAGCCGGCGGAGAACGTGAAGGTCGGCACGGCAATGTATGTCGTGTTCGACCGACCGCCCGCCGGCTATACGAGCGCCGACGTCTTGGCAGGTTGGGTTGGGTTCAACACCCTCCTGACTGCCTCTTCGAACGCCGTCATCACCAAGGTCCTGGGTGGCGAGTCCTGACAAATGTCAAGGGCTGGCCGCCTCTGGTACAAGGTGAGGATGCGGATCGCCGACCTCGCTACTCAATATGAGTATGCGAGGGCAAGCTATTCGCTCCACGACGACGTCGCAAAACCTCTTCCAGACACTGATGAGGGAATCCACATTCGTGGTCCTCTCGAGTCAGGGATGGAAGAACCGGACGAAGTGCCGCACGACCCAATTGGTCGTCGCAGTACCTTCGGACGGAGGACGACGGACTTGAACACGGATCACATCATCACCAAGAAGTTGGTGGTGGTCACCGTTGTTCTCGTCAACGCCCTGTTTATTGCGGGGGATGCCCTGCTTTCCGGACAGAGTATCTGTCCCTGAGCAGGGAGCTAGCAGTGTATGGGTCTACAATACAAACCATGGGGGACACCCCGAAAGGAAGTAGATATGAGTTACTCCCAGTACGGGCTGAACTCCCAGACCGCCAAGCAGATCATCGAGACCCTCCACGCCCTACCGGGCGTTACGGAGGCCTTGGTGACCTACGGGTTCACGATGGAGATGCTCGAAAACGAGCACGCCTCCAAGCGGAACTCCCGCTACAGCGAGCCGTCGTTCATCGAGATGTTCGAAGAGCACCTCGAGGGCTACGACTACGTGGAGTGGGAGCGGTTGCAGATCCTCTACTACCAAGGCAGGGACTTGGTGCACGAGATCATCGTGTCCAGGTTCTCCCGCCAGGTGGATGAGTTCTGCGGGTTCGCAGAGTAGGTCTATGCCGTCAGGGCTAGGGAAG